AGTTGTTCCAGGTGCTCCTTGTGCTCCAGTTGCTCCAGTTATTCCAGGTTCTCCTTGTGCTCCAGTTGCTCCAGTTATTCCAGGTTCTCCTTGTGCTCCAGTTGCTCCAGTTATTCCAGGTTCTCCTTGTGCTCCAGTTGCTCCAGTTATTCCAGGTTCTCCTTGTGCTCCTTGTGCTCCAGTTGCTCCAGTTGCTCCGGTTGCTCCTTGTGCTCCAGTTGCTCCAGTTGCTCCAGGTTCTCCAGTTGCTCCAGGTGCTCCAGTTGCTCCTTGTGGTGATGGATTACCGGTTATATCTGTTCCATTTACATTTAAAGCTTGAATATATAACTTTACGGGGTTATTTTGATTTATAAATAATTGGTTTAAGTCCATATATTATATAATACATATAGATATTATATTATATTATATTATATTATAATATGCCTATAGTTGTGGATAATTGATAAAAAATTAACACCTTTAACTATTGATGAAATAGATAAAGAAGATTTAAAAAAACAAATTAAACGAAAACAAATAATAAAAGGAAGTAAGAACTTAAAACCATTCAAACCTAAATTTTAAATTCTACTAAAAAAACCAGTAAAATTTCGAATTGTTATTGCGGATTGATCCGTGTTTGATATCATAAATTGGACTACTTGTCCCGCTGTAAGATATAAAACGCCACTCGTTGAAATATAAAATGGCTGATTTAATTGAGTCCCTGCATTATTTAGAACATTAGGCGCAACTGATGAAATCTGAGTTATTCCATTTACTGTTAAATAAATTTGATAAGAACAAGAAAGATTATCATTCGAAGAAACCGAACAACTCCAATTAAAAAGATATCGTCCGGTTGTTATCACTGTCGCGCCGCTGTATCCGTCGATAGTAAAATTTAAAGTTATTCCTACTGGGTCTCCTTGTTGATAAAAAAGGACCGCTGCTGTTTGCCCTGAATTATAAGTATATGTATAAGTTGGATTTTTTGTCAGTCCAAAAAAAGCGGGAGAACCTGCATAATTTGCCCATTGTCCGTTTCCGCCTTGAAATGTCATAATTTGTCCGTCTGTTGGTGCTGTTTTTGCTAGTGAGTATAACTTTTCAACATTAGAATTATTAACTTCAACTTCTTCAACTGATACTTTTTTAACATAAATCGTCGCAGGGTTTGATTGTTCGATTAATAGAGTGTTTAAGTCCATAATATATATATTATAGACATACAAAATAAAAAAATTTATATTGAAAAATATTAATTAATAAATATTAATTTATTCTAATAGACTATGTTTCATGTGTTGGCGTGATGCATATTTTCCACCTTCATAATCTCCTCCTTCATAATCTCCTCCTTCATAATCTCCTCCTTCATAACTTCCACCGCTTCGGGCGCCTCCTTTTCGTGAGTGTTTCATAGAGTGTTTCTTTTTACGTCCAAAACCCAAAGCTTCAAGAGATGCTGCGGCGTTTTCGTGTCCTTGCTCTCTAAGAAATTTTTTAAAATTAGAACGTAATTCGGGAGAACTTAAAGCAGATTTAAGAGTTTTAATCATTGGTAGAAAAGAACCAGATTTTAATAAATTGCTTATACCTGACATAATACCCGATCCTGTAATATCTGAACTTCTTATAACGTCATAATGGACGCGCTCGGAACCTTTGGCGTTTTCTAAATCAGATTTAGAAACTGGAACCATGCTAATTTGTGCGAGGTTGTTATCGTAAAATTGGATTACGTCGTCATATAGCAAGCATAGATAAAAGGTGAAATCATTAGTCAGTTTATTTGTATTTGTGAGAGTTAAACTCATACTTATAGAGGTGTTATTTTCTGCTCCAATTGTAGATTTAGGATAAACGCTGACATCTTTAACGAATTGAAGTTTAACTGCGCTCCCTGGACCGTTAATATAACTTGGTGGGGTTGCTCCTGCTCCAACGCTGCGCAGTGTTGATTCTCCGGACCATTGAAGGTAATTATCAGATAATCCGTTTTCATGACACATTTTATAAATTTGTGCTGGTGTAGAAGAGGACATCAGATTTTGACCGTCATATTGGATAACAAGATTCGAAACACTGGCGAAAGTATCAGGGATAAAGGCGCCGATATTGCTAAAATATGCGTTATTACTAGGACGAGCACCGAAGAGGATAGAATGAGGGACACGTGTTAAAGTGAAAGAACTAATATTTAGATTAGTAGGGACACCATAAGGGAGAACCACGTTATAAGGGTATCTTTCCTGCGAGGACATAGCAAAGGTTAAATGACGGGGGATTTCTTCAGAGCGACTTTTTATTTGAGTGAAAGAAAATCTAGGCATATTAACTTGAACCTGAATATTTGTAATAGTTAGGACATCACCACCCGGGCGCACATCTGCAAAAGATAAGAGACGATTTCCCATATTACCAACAAAGGAGATATTAATTCCAATAGTTGATAAATGAGATAAACCCTGAGCCGCACCACCTCGAAGGAGTTTATCACGAAGAGGAGGAGACATAAGGAGAGTTCGAAGAGTTGTTGAAAATGTCGCTTGTGTTGTTGTATTCGTTCCGATTACTACTGGATGACTTCCACGTTGTAAAACGTTATCATTACAATTTCCATAATTTCCGAGAGGGTTTCTTGTTGAACCTACTAAATCACTATAGCTTTGGGATTGGTCGAGATATGATAAATCGTAATTATTAGAGTATTTATCTGCCGAGTTATTCCCGTATCTTTCCATAAGCGATATTACGTCAGAAGGAGAATACGAGTAGCTGGTTGAAGAATATTTCAATTCTAGACTTTGCATAAGCTTTCCTAAAACATTCGAACGCATCGCCCAGCAACCATCGACTAAAATTTTTGAACCTGTTGAAGTTGTCCCATTAATAACCACATCCACCGGTTGTTCGTAAATTATATTTGTATCAATCACGAAATTAGTTGAATTTAAATTTAATTGAGCGTTGATTTGATTATTGCTATATGTTGAAATATCTTGAGATACGAAAGATTTTAAAGAAGAAGGTTCTTTTAAAGTATATACTGGTTCAACAAAATCTAAAAGAGGATCCTTAACGACTACAACACCGAGAGGGAAAACACAATTCGACATGGTTTATATATATTATACATGAATATAATTTTTTTTATATAATTAATTATATTCTGACAGTAAAAACTAGATTAAAATTTATTTTCTATATATTATTTAAATCATTTTTATTAATGATTTCTTGAAGAATGCTAATTTCACAGTTAAAGGATTCAACGATGGAAGATTTAATAATCTACGAGTGCCGAAATTATCAACCCAATAGATAGACAAGACGAAATTTTGGACCGGATTATTTGATTCTATAGATATTAACCTAACCTGAGACATTGAAGCAGCGGTAAATTGAATAAATTGACTATTTTTAGACCATGACTCCTTATCAACTTCAAAATCACATAACATGGTTAAATTTGGCTTTTGAAAACTTTGACTTGTTGATTGTTGATAATCCACAGGTATAGAATCTATTTCACTCTGAACTGATATTCCTGATGATATTTCAAAAACGATTTTTTCAAATGCCCCCCATGTTGAAAGTGATGATTGGTCCGGTGTCATAACCAAATAATTATTAGCGTTATATGACTTTGTATTATAATATTCATTATCTACAACTAGTAAAATTTCCATTGCTGCCGCTACTGCTGGATTTGCAATATATTCTCTTTGTGCTGTCGATTTACAAATTAAATTTAACATATTTTCGGTTAAATGGTCGGCGTATATTTCTATATGTGGGTTTGTGTTTTGATTAAAATTTATGCTTTCAGCATTTAAACTAAATAATTGAGAATTATTATCATATGTTATAAATGGTTCAATATCTGGAGGAAGTGAAATACTATAAGGAGCATTTGCGATATTTGAAACGAATGACGCATATAGATTTTTTAAGCATGTATTAAATATTTTTAAAATTGTATCTACATAATATACATAGTAATAATAACCTGTCAAATCTTGCTCTATTTCTGGTTTTTTAGGATATGCAAAAACACCTGTCGAAACTGGGGTCGGATTTAAAATTTCACTTTGAAAAATACAATTTAAAGACTCCGCATATATAATCGCTCCGGTATTATCTCTATATGCTAATGTGAAGACATTATACATTAAATTAATATTGGTTTGTCCTATTATAACTGGTGCTAATAATCTAGGGATTGTTAAAGTTGGGATTGTTGCTCTCATTATTGAAATAAAAAATTCAGATGAACCCTTTAAAACCTCGCTCTGGTTGATTTCGTTAAATGTCGCGTCTTGTCGTCTATATGTTGGAACATTATAAGCGAAAGAACCTAAACCAGCATTTATTGATAAATTATAATATACTATATCTTTATTTGATAATTGCCCAGTTTGTGCTAAATATTCTAAATTTTGGTATCTGTCCCCTTGTCTAATCATATTATTATATATTTACTAAAGAAATTATTTTTTTATCATTAGTTTTTATATTATTAAATAATTTCTGGAATTCTTCTATATTTAAATCTGTTCTCTTCATTCTATAACAACACCAACGCCCACACGTTGCGGTTCCTTCTTTCTTTTGAATCTGTTTATCATTATATTCTATTTCGTGATTACAATTTATTAATAAATTCGTTAAGTGTTTAAAATCTTGGTCGTGTTTTATTCTAAATTCTTTATTTAATTGATATAATGCGTCATCAATAAAACCACCAAAAGAGTTGAAATATTCTATATTGCCCGATTTGTTTATAAAACAACAACACCAATGACCATATATACTCGGTTTCGTCTTCCAATAATAAAGAAATATAACTCGTCCAAATGGTTTTAATAATTCTTCTATTGTGTCATATTTTGCGATATCACTATATAATATAACTTTTATTTTATTATCAAAATATTTTTTTATATCTCTTGTGTT